CACCGGTCACGATCACTACGTCCTGCGCGTACAGACCCAGCTCCTTCCCTCTGGCGATGGCTGCTCCGAGGAACGCACCCAGGAACTTCAGTCGGTCGCTGTCACTGGACGCAGCGAACTGTCGACGGATCTCCGGTTCAGCCAGAAGCTCTGGTCGACAGCAGGAGAAGTCTGGACAGCACTCGCCGCCCTCGATGCCGTCTACCTCGCGATGGATCGACTCTCCGGCGACCCATCTCTTCAGCTGCTCGCCGCTACTGATTCTCTCGCTCATTTCTTCGCCTCCTCTCGAGCCACTCGGCGCAAGCTCGACGCCAGTCGCTCGCACGACAGTCGTACAGCGACGCGATCGCCGCGCCAGCATCGTTGTAGTCCTTGTAGATGTCATGCGCGCGCACGATCGGCCAGGCGACCTCGTTGAAGAACGGGTCTCGACAGTCCCGCGTTCCCGGTAGACGACCGTCGTGCGTGACGAAGTACCGGACGTCCTCGTCCCACGACTCGCGAGACGTCGACATCAGAGGATACGGAGAGACCTCGTTGTTACGATACGGCTCCGTCGAGTACTCCTCGCCCAGAAGCATCTTGTCGTACATCTTGTCGTAGAGCGCCTGATACGCGTGATAGTTCACGCTCACCTGAGTCAGCGAGCCGACCGGAAGCTCCGCACACCGGGCGATGTACTCGAGCAGAACGCTGAAGTGGACCGCGTTCGCACCGTGACACCCCCAGATCGCGTCGTTGCTCCGGCAGAACACGACCGCGTCCAGCGCGCCGACGACGCTCAGCTGGAACGTCACGACGAGATTGCAGGCGTGATCCTTGGTCTCCGTCGCCAGATCTCGATCGTGGTCCCACATCTGGAGAACGCACTGTCGCGTAGTCGGCTTCTTCCTCAGCTCCGCGATGATGTCGACGAGTTGGTCACGCTCTCCAGCGATCGGTCCTCCCCAATGCGGCGCGATGGTCGGTGCGCGTCGCCATCGGTGACCGTACGCCGCGTTCTGCGTGACGCCGTCGTCGCTGTACTCGCCCATCTGCTTCACGTAGCGCGTCAGCGGCGCGATGTCGTTGCGACCGACGAGCATCCAGAGCGACTCGTAGAAGTGGAAGAACGGATTGGCATCCCGCCATCCGTAGAACAGGACACGCTCTCGCGGTCGCTCCATCACCGTCGCTACCGGCGTCGGATAGCGATAGGCCGGACCGTTGCGCGTATCCTCCAGGACGACGACGTCACCCTTCAGCCTGTAGAAGCCCTTCACCAGAGCCTCGGCCACGTTTCGAGCTTGTATCACTATCACTTCATCCTCGTCCTTCTCGTAGCGTCGTTGATGGCGTCGTTCAGTCTCTGCAGACCCTCCGCTGCTCGACTGATATCGACCGTGTAGTTGACGACGACCGTCGTCCTGTAGAAGTTCTTGACCAGCATGCTGACGAGCGGCGGCTGTCTCTTCACCCTCTCGACCTTCTCTTCATCAGCGCGATGCATCCAGCCTGATGCAGGAAGTCTTTGCGATGCTGTCTTCTGACCGCATCGTCAGCATCAAGGATGTCCGAGATGCTGTCCAGACTCATATCCAGCTCCTTCCCATCTACTAGGAACTTGATGGTCGCCTGAGCGGCGCGAATGATAGTCATCTCAGTGGATCTTCGGCAGCGGCTGAGTGAGGGCGCGTATCAGCTCATTCGACTCCGGCGGTCGGTCCCAGACGGCCATCGCGTTCAGTCGGAGAGCGTCCTCGTTCACGTTGCCGAGGCACTCCGAAGCCCAGTGACCCTCGTGTAGGAGCCACGTGTGACCGAGCAGCGTGAGCGTCCATGCACGACCGCCGCAGATCCGCCACTTCTTCAGCCATAGACGCTGAGACGGACGGAACTTGACGGCGACTCGCGTGCTAGAGCGAACAGGTCTCTCGGCGACCTTCAGCTCCAGCCATCCCGCGACGCAGACCACGTCCGGCATGCCGTCGTCGACGATATTCTCGACCGCGACGCCGCAGATCGGCGCCAGCTTCTTGACGACCTTCGACCTGAATTCGCTCTCGGCGCTCACGGATGCTCGGCCTTGTAGCGGATCGCCCAGTCCAGGATCCTCTGGCGGCGATGGTCCGGTGCGGCGTTCTCGAGCTGAATGACCTCGAGCGCGAGCAGGAGCAGGTGGTTCGGGAAGTCCTTCAGCGTCAGCCACCGCCAGAAGCCGACGTCGACGTCCCAGACCGCCTTCCCGCGATTCTTGCCGAAGTTCAGCCGAAGCTCCCCGCTGTCGTGGAGGATGACGTGCGACGTCGGTCCCCACCAGAACTTCTTCTCCGGATCGAGCGCGTCCCACGGGATGTTCTCCAGACCGAACGTCGCGATCTGGTTGATCAGTACCTCGCGCACCGCGCGAGTGTCAGCCGCGGCCGAGTGCGCGTTGGTGAACCCCTTGCGGTCGACGAAGCGGCGGAAGGCGTTCTGTAGATGGCGCTCCTCCCGCGGCTCGTAGACGTCCCACAGTCGCTTCGGGTCCACGAGCGTCGGCCACGTGACGCGGACGCCGGCGCGAGAGAACTCCGAGTCGATCATGCCCTGGTCGAAGCCGACGTTGTAGCCGATGACCGCTTCGGCCGACTCGATTCGAGCTTTCAGCGATTCCACGACGGTCTCGAACCCCGGGCAGTCAGCGACGTCGTCGTCCGTGATGCCGTGGATGGCCGTCACCTCCGGTGGGATCGACATGCCCGGGTTGAAGCGCTGGAGCATGATCAGGGCGTCGTCCTTGAAGTCGACGACGCAAAGCTCGACCACGCGGTCCTTCTCACGGTCGAGTCCAGTGGTCTCTGTGTCCAGTACGATCGCAGTCATTCAGTTCTCCACTTTGGTCAGTTCGCCCCAACTAGGACCTATCTCTAGGTCGACCTTCATGGGGACGTTGAAGGTCACCACCGTCATCTGAAGCTCCTTCAGCCTCTTCGCCTGCGAGAGCGAGGAGTAGCTGAAGTCAAACTCGTCGTGAACCGCCAGCTGGATCGGGATGCCCTCGGCGTCCGCCGCCACGAGCGTAGCCTTCATCTGGTCGGCTGCCGATCCCTGGCCGATGCGGTTGAAAGCCTTGTGGGCCTTCCAGATCTTGTTGTCCGGTCCGCGCTCGAAGTGGCACTTCCGCTTGAGGTACGTCCAGACGAAGCCGTTCTTCTCGGCCTGCTTCGCCGCAGCCTTCGTCAGACCGCGGACCCACGGGGCGAACCTCGTGAAGCCGTCGATCTTCTCCTGCGACTCTGGGGTCGGCATCTCGCGCATTCCCCACTTCGTCTTCCGGATCTCCGTCGGCCAGTTCATGTGATGGCAGAGGAGAACGTCGCCCATCCCGTAGAGGCGACCGTTGACGAAGTTCTTCACCGTCGTGCGGTCGTAGTTGACGGGGTCGTTCGCGATGTCGGTCAGCTTCTGGTGGATGTCCAGAGCCGGGTTGTTCCTGTATTCGTCGGCGAAGGCGGACGCGCCGGGACACTCACGACCGCCGGAGATCTTCTCGATGATCTCGGCGTAGTGGACGCCGATGCGAGGCTCCTGCTGAGCCCAGTCGCTGCACGCCCATCCCTCGGCTCCCTCGTCAGCCTCGTAGATCGAGCGCCATCGCTTCCCGTACTCCTTGTTCCTGACCGGCTGAAACTGCATGTTGTCGTTCGAGGACGACAGTCGCCCGAAGCGTACACCCTTCTCCTCGCCACCGTCGTCGGTCGCCTTCAGCTGGTTGAACGTGCAGTGCATCCGTCCTTTGACGGAGTACTCGCGCACTCGCGAGCAGAACGTCGTGCGCACCTTGTTCCACTCGCGTGCGCGAAGGATCCACTTGCCGACCTCGCCGGCCTCCTTCAGCAGGACCTTGTCGACGGACGCCTTGCCCTGCGACGTCTTGCTCGGCTCGACTCCGAAGCGGCGGAGCGCGTGCGCGAGGACCTCGGCCTTCCAGACGTTCCCGACGCCGATGTCGACGCCGGTCGCGTGCTTGACCTTCGCCAGCTCCTCGGTCTCGATCCTGATGGAGTCCCTCTCGATGGAGTCCACACGATCGAAGTTTACGCGAACGCCGCGACGTCGCATCTTCACGAGGATCGGTGTCACCTTCTGCTCGAGACCCCAGATCTCGAGGACGCCCTCCTTCTCGGCTGCGATCTCCTGACGACGCAGGAGTTGGAGCGATCGTCGCGCGTCTGCGCGACCGTACGCCTCGACGAAGCGAGCCGGCAGCTTCCATAGATCGACCTTCGGGTCGTAGCCGTACGCGGATGCAGCCTGACGGAGGACCGTCTCGTCCTTGCCCGGGAGTCCGTGACGCTCGCACATCGAGTCGAGGTCGTAGTTGAAGTGAAGCTCGTTGATGAGGACGTCCAGGACCTGAGGGTCCATGATCGGCTTCGTCAGGATCGCCTCGTCCTCGACAGTGGTCGCGATCCAGTCGAGATCGTATCCGATGCCGTTGTTGACTATCGTACCTCTGAAGTCGCGGATCTGGTCCCGCAGATAGCGGATCGCACCATCTGGGTCAGCCACGTTGTCGCCGCCCTCGTGGCGTATCGGGACATAGAACTCCGGACCGTCCTCTATGGCGACGCTGTATCCGCAGACGTAGTTGGTCCGCGGATCCCGACGACACCCCGGGCCGAGACGCTTCAGCTGCTCGTCGCGACACTCGACGTCGATCGCGACCCGCTTCGCATCGCCCCACGACGGAAGCTCGCTGACGATCGGTGGCGCCCAGACGACCGTCGGCAGAGCGAAGGAGAAGATCGTCTGCGACATCAGTTCAGGCGACTCCACACAGCGAGGAGTGTCACCACATCACAGGAGTAGTCCCGACCGTTGTCGAGAACACCGACGACGTTGCGCCCGCGTGACGCCTTCGGGTCGACATGCTTGACCGTCAGCTTTCGGTTCCCCTTCTGGTCGATCAGCACCTCGCCGACGCTCGGCCAGTCGGTGAACGGTTTGTCCTTCTCAGACTTGAAGGGCGGCATCATCGCGCCCTATTCGCTGGCTGTGTCAGACCCCTCGAGACGCGCGGCTCCCAGTCATGAGCGTCAGCACCCAGACCTGAGTGAACGCCGCTCTGTGGGGACTGACCGCACTTCCCGCAGTAGTCCGTCGTCTTCGCGTCCATGAACTCGACGCTGCTGACCGTCTTCGGCTCGATGTCCTCGTCCGCCGTGTATCCGCTTCCGCCGGTCCCGCGATGCCCGACGTACGTGGAGAGCGCTCCGCCGAGTGTATCGCCCATCATACTCTTGACCGACTCGGCAGCTTCGACGGCGCTCTCCTTCAACTTCGGAGTCAGCGCGTTAGACAGACCGTGCTCATCGCACCGTGTCCTGACCTCCGCCTCGATCAGGTCGAGATAGCAGCGCAGATCGCGAACGGTGTCTATGAGGGACTCGCCCGCGGACTCGTCCAGGAGCGCTCGGAAGATGTCGTAGCCGTATCGCTTCGCGATCTCCTCGATGCGGTCGACCTTGCGGATCATGACCATGTACGCGCCGACACCGCCGCGCTTCTTCCAAGACGCATTGTACGCCTTCTCCTTCTCGGTGACCAGTTCGACGTCCTCCTGCGCGATGCGCGGGATCAGTGCGAGATGCCTCAGGTTGTCTGTCACGGTAGCCAGCTCCTACGCCCACCCAGATGGTGGATGCTCGGGAATTCTCGCCACGACCGGACGGTGATTCCGTCCTCCCAGTCGTCGACGATGTTATGTTCGGCCTCGTACTTAATGGCGACGCCGTGCGGATGACTCTTCTTCCACCTGACTAGGTGCTCGACGCGATCGTCCACGAAGACGTCGCCAGCACAGACGTGCTTCGCGGAGCAGTGGATGACGCTCTTCCAGTCAGCGCCGAAGTGCTCGATGAGCCAGAGCGTTCGCTCGTGCGTCCAGTTCGGGCTCTTCATCGGAGACGTGACGAAGTAGACTTCGGACGTCTGTCGGAGTCTGGCGACTCCCTCTACCGCGCCCGGGAGCGGGTCGAGGGACAGACACCATCCTGGTCTCTGCATCTCGGCGTAGACCCGCGTCTCGACGTCCTCTGGGACGCCGAGCGACTTGAAGACGTGCCACGACTTGATGTCGGCCTTCTTCTTGTCCCACCCGGTCATCTCGTTGATGATCTGGATGCACGGTGTGAGGAAGTCCGCCAGGACCCCGTCGACATCCAGCAGCACGCGCGGTCTAGTCACACTAGACCCTCTTTCTCGACAGCACTCATGATGATCTCCGTCGCGTTCGCGTCAGCTCTCCATCGACTGCCGTCCGGTAGTCCGACGATGCTGCCGGACTCCTTGACCGCGTCCAGCTGAACGGTACGAACGAACACGATGTTCTGGATGTTCAGTGTCACTAGCTGCAGATCGCACCAGTTCAGTCTGTTCTCGTCCCACTCCTGCATCGGTACTCGCACGAACATCGTTCACCAGTGAAACGCGTACCAGCGATCAGCGCCGGTCGCGAGCGAAGTGTTGTAGATGGTAGAGATGATGAGGTCTCCGCACCTGATGTCCTCGTCGAACAGAACCAGCTTCGCGAGCTTCTCGGCGATGCGGACTCCGTGCTTCGTCTTCACGGCGACGATGCGTCGCTCCCATAGGATGCTGGTCGCTGTTGATAGTTCTCGAACCATGTCGTCCATTCAGCGCTCTCCTTGGTTTCTGTCGGTCACATTCCGCCAGAGACAGCTAAGCGTGATCTTAACGCGGCACCATAACACAGGCTAGGTTACAGATGCAAGACTTCAGCGGTAGTCTTCCTCGATCGGTCCCTCTGGTCGCTGGACGCCGAGCAGTTCGCAGACGCAGTCCATCGCGCGTTGTCTGTCGGAGACCATCTCGATGCCGATGCCCAGCTCGCGCATCGCCATGACCGTCCTCATGATCTTGTACTCATACTCATCGCGCGTCCCCGCGCCGATGCTCTTGCCGAGTCGCGGGACCGGCATCCCGTCGACGTTGATGTAGACCGTCCTGCACGTCTTCGCGAACTCCGGACCGTATCCGGCCCACAGACGCTCCCACTTCGTGAAGCCGCCCTCCATCACGCCGGACTTCGGAGACTCGGAGGCTCGACGCATGATCTCGTCGAAGCCGAACGGGTCGCGATCGTACGCGGTCATGCCGTGCCTCATCCTAGACGTCGTCTCGTAGTTTCCGTAGACGATCAGATCCGGCGACTCGTAGTACATCGGCAGCGGACTGGTCCCGTAGATCTTCCGCCACGTCCGCGCCTTCATGAGGCGCCGAACGAGCGTGCTCTTACCAGAGCCGTACGGTCCGAGGACGACGACGTTCACGACAGCCAGGCCCTGTCGCAGTCGCCCGTCATGTCGCACCCCCCGCAGACTCGGAGTCGCTTACCGTCGCGCGAGATCTCCATTATCGCCTGTCGACGACACGGCACCTCGTGACGGTCACACTGACACGGTCCGACGAAGCGCGTGTCGTCCGGCTTCCTCGCGACGAAGGCTCGCGTCATCTTCGCGAGCATCCCGCTGGTCGTGTAGACGAACACGAACGGGAAGAAGCCGTGCACGAGGCAGATCGCGCCAGCGAGGAACATGCGACCACTGAACACCAGCGAGTGTCCGAGATGCTCGGCGTAGGACTCGCCCATCTCGCGAGGATGCTTCGTGAAGAGACTCACGGTCGCTCTCCGATGCCGCGCTCGATGTCGTGCGGTGAGACGACAGGATCGAGCGGCACCGACAGAAGCTCGCAGACCTTCATGAACGCCGCATCGCGATCGAGCCTGAGGACCGGATAGCCGTTGTCCTCGATGCGCCGTCCGGAGCTGAGCACGCTCTTGTACTCCTTCCGAACGTTCTCCCCCTCGAACGGAGCCGTGTCACCCCGGGCGATGCGACGCGCGCGGACCGAGTCCACGCAGTCCTCCATCGGCGTAGACAGCTGAACGACGATGGTCGAGTGGTCCCGCATGATCTCGAGCAGCTTCGTCGTGTTGTGCTGAGCGACGATGCCCTCGAACAGGACGTCGAGCTTTGCCTCTGCCGCCTGACGAACCATGTCGTAGATGGTGGACGCGTCGGTGATGGTATCGCATCCGCCCGTCGGCGTCTCGTACGCGCCGGGGATCAGGAGAGTATCGACACCGTCACGGTGACTGCGACAGCGATAGCCCATGGGTCGCTGACGGCGCGAGACGTAGAACGGCTCGCTCTCGTGCAGGTCGAGGACTCGCTTGACGAGCGTTGACTTACCGGAGCCGTTGGCTCCACGAACGTTGATGATCATCTCTCGGCTCTCCTGATGTTCGACAGAAACTCGAATGTAGATCTGCGCATGGTCGCCCGACCCGGGAGGACGTTGCTCCACAGCATCGGCTTGGTGAACAGGTGGAACGGTCGCAGGATGAAGACGGGCGGTCTGCGTCCGTGCAGCTCGTACTCGATGTCCCGCCACCACTTCGGGACGACTCCCGGCTGCGACCCAGGACTCTTCTCGTAGAACTCGAGCGACCGCGT